CAAGCTCAATGGAACGAAGATACTGCTCTTGCTACTGGTTGGGGCGTTAAATCATGGGGTGATGGTGAATGGGGAAATTTAGCTGATGAAACAGTAACTCTTACTGGCTTATCTATTACTTCTACTTTAAATGCTTCTGTTACAGTTACAGGAACTGCTTTAGTAGAACCTACTGGTATTTCAATTACTTCTACATTAGGAACTCCAACAGCGGTTGTTGATGTATCTTTAGAAACTTCTAACTTTTTAATTAATTCTACACAAGGATATATTACTACTAAAGTTGATGTTGATGTAATACCTACAGGTATATCTTTTGGTTCTGCAGTAGGTGTTATTGATCCTGCAGATCAAATAATGGGTTTAACAGGATTAGAAACAACTGTTGCACAAGGAACAGCTGTAGCTCCTAATGAAGATGTATCAATAACAGGTTATCAAATAACTTCTGAAATGGGTACTCCAGTATTTATTAATGAAGTTACAATTCAACCTACAGGTTTTGGATTAAGCACTACATTAGGTTCTATAACAGTTCCTAACGATGCAGCTGCTTTAACAGGTTTTGAAATAGAGTCTAGTTTAGGTATTATTGTAGGTACTGGTTCTGTATCCGTTCCTATAACTGGAATAGCTATGACCTCAACATTAGGCACTGTTCCAGAATTACCAGATCAAATAGTTGGATTTAGTGGACTTTCTTCAAGTTCTTCTATAGGAACCGTTACCGTAGCAGATCAAGTAATTGGTATAACAGGTCTTTCTATGTCCTTGACTTTTAACCCTGCTACGACTAATGTATGGATGGATGTTGACACAGGAACAACAAGAAGTTATAGTGATGTAGGTACAGGAACGGATAGAAGTTATTCTAATGTTTCTACAGGAACAACAAGAAGCTATACGGACGTGGCAGCATAGGA